ATAGCCACGAAATTGGAGATGGAGAGAACAACCTTAACCGAGGGGAGAGAAGGAGGAGAGGATGGGAAGTGAGAGAGGGCAGAGACAACCACGACCACTGTCACCAGAAGAGGTGGCGGAGTTGCAGGAGATGGACCGTCAGTGGCGGCTCAATTACATGCCACCCCAACGGGATGTGAACGGGGTGGAAAGGGTGTGTACGTTGTGTCACCAGTCACTGAATCCGTTACACAACAGCAATTATGATGCGACGGTGGGGGGATTTTGTAATAAGTTGTGTGCGAAGGAGTTTGAACGAAAGTGTATAAGTGAAGGGATGACGGTGGGAGAGGCGGATGTGGAGGCGAGTAAGTATGAAGAGTGGAAGCCAATTCGTCATTCGCCAGTTGTCGCTTAAGTAAGGGCAATCTCAAACAGAGAAGCCAGCACCTCTTATAACACCATTCATTAGGTAAAGACTTAATTGAGTGTGAGTATAAGAAGAGGTCTGGCTTTTCTTTTTGCTTTTATATACAGGTAAGGGAGATAGGAAGATGAGTAAAGAACACGAAGACAAGGCGGAGTCAACAATAAATGCGGAGCCTGACAAAATCACCCCCCGTCACAGGGCGTTGATGAGAAGGCTGGTGGGAGGCATGTCGTTGAGTAGTGCTTGTGATGACATCGGGTTTTCGATTAGTCGTGCCTCACTGATAGTTAACTCACCCCTCTTTCAAGCGGAGATGAAGGTGATGGAAGGGGAGGTGGCGAAACAGTTTGCGGAAGCGGAAGCTAACCGTCCCACTGACCCAACCAGACTTCTGTTGAGTGAAAGTAGTGAGATGGCAGCACGCACACTAAAAGGAGCACTGTCAGATGAAAGTCCAGTGGTGCGCATCTCCGCTGCCAAGGATATACTTGACAGGACGGGGTATGCGAAGGAAGATAAGATAAAAGCGAAGGTGTTGGTTGAACCAAGTCAATCTTTGATTGATGTGATGAGTAGGATAGTGAAGGAGAAACAAGGTGGGAATGATGACGAATAAGGAGTTGGAGAGGACGAAGAGGTGTCTACTAAATGATTTCAGTTACTTTGCTCAACTGCTAACTGAACCAACCTTCTTCGATGACCAGTTTCACTCAGCACTCTGTCACTTTATGCAGATGTCGAAGAAGAACAAGTTGGTGGTGTTACCTCGCACTTTTCTGAAAACGACCATAGCCGCCTCACTGTACGCACTTTGGAAAGCGACTCGTGAAGCTATCCTTAACAAGAATTATTTGAGAGTGTTAGTGACTAGTAACACGACGCCGAATGCGCAGAAGACGGTGCGCACCATCCGTTCCATAGTCGAACAAAATCAGCTCTACCACCTATTCTTCCCTGAGATGGTGCCCAACTTTAGCAAGGTTCGCTGGTCGGATAGTTGTGCATGTCTCGAACGCCCAGTTGATTACCCAGAGGGGACGTTTGAATCGGCTGGTGTGGGCACGAACATTATCCGTCGCCACTTTAATATAATAATAGAGGATGATACGGTGGCACCGAAGAAGGATGAACTTACTGGGGAAGAGGCGATGCCATCTAAGGACGATATAGAGAAGGCGGTCGGATTTCATAAGTTGACTATACCGCTGCTGATAAATGAAGAGGACGAACGGATAGTGATTGGCACTCGCTGGGCAAGCTATGACTTAATCAACTACGTAATGGAGAATGAGAAGTTTGACACCTTCAACCGCTCGTGTTTCAAAGAGGATGGTTCGCCACTTTACAAGAAGTTTTCCCAATCAAGGTTGGATGATATCAAGGCGGGGATGGGCATATACATGTTTAATATGTTATACTTGAACAATCCGTTGGCGAAGGAGTTTATGGCATTTAATCCGGATTGGTTTCACTACTACGTAGATGAGCAGTTGCCAGAGGAAGGGGAGAGTTTAGTCACACTGGACCCAGCTGACCCTCCCACAGGCAAGTCATCACAAGACTATTCAGCTATCGTCTCCGTTCGTCATACGAAGAAGGGATTGTTTGTTAGACGTTATCGAAGAAAACGGTTAACCGACAAACAGATGATTGATGAGACGATGCAGGTGGCAGATGAGGATGGGGCGTGTAAGATTCGCATTGAGGTTAACAGATATGCTCATTTAGCGGCTGCCTTTAGGGAGGCGATGAAGATTAAAGGGAAATATTACATTATAGATGAGGTGAAGGCGAAGCGAGTCAACAAAGAGGCGCGCATTAAGAACAGGTTATCGCCTCTGTTTGAGAATGGTATTATCTATCTGAAGAAGGGGATGAGAGAGTTGGAGGAAGAGCTGACCACCTTCCCTTACGGAAAGCACGATGATTTGATAGATGCGCTAGCATGGCAGGTTGGTGACCGAACATCGACAGAGTATGAGAAGGCGGAGGTGGGGAGACCGCCACTGCCAAGTGGTAGGCGAGTGTTCACCTTGGATGAGATTAGGCAGAGCTGTCGTTCCTCACACTCTGGTGGTCGCTCACCGTACCCATTCAGTAGACAGATGGGGGAGATGGCGGGGGTCCGTTAGGCTGTAAGTTCAATAATTGAAATTACTAAAAACAGGAGCAGACGATGGCAATTCAACGAACTTTCAAAGGTTACACCCTGGTAATACCTAAAGAGAGTGTGTCGGAAACTCTTACCATAAACGACATTCCAACGGATGTGGTGGTAACCAGTATTTCAGTGGTGACAGATAAATATGGGGTGGGTGATTCGTTTAAGGTGAGACATGTGGATGGGAGTGGGAACTTGATAACCTTGCTGGTGGATAATTTTTGGAGTATCCCACGCGACTTCTCCTGGGACTTTTCTCTCCCCAACATCGTCTTCTCATCTAGTCACAAACTGAAGTTATTGTACACTCATGTGTCGGGGATTGAGTTAAACTTGTTCTGTTACTTAACAATGGAGAAGACGATAGCATAGCGTGGAGGAGAAATGGCTAACACTAAGACAGGACCGAGATGGGTATTAGACGCAGCAGAAGCAGTCGTCGTCAGTGGCACGTTTCTGAACATCAAATCGATTAGGTTTGTGGGAACGACGGATGATGATAATGCGGCTTTGACGGATGCGGCAGGGGTAAGTATTTGGAAAGCTAAGTTAGGGGATGTGTCAGTGGATGGTTACCAAGATGAGACCTTTTTTGGTGACAGCGGAATAATCGTTAACGGACTAACTGTGTCGGCGATAGACCACGGCACCATCTACGTCTATCTTGGGAAGTTGTAGAATAGGGGGAGGAGAGATGCCTAAAGAGTTTGATGCGTGTAGGAAGGGTGGAGGTAAAGTGAGAACGGTACAACTCAGTGGAGGGAAATACGTTCATGTGTGCTACCTGAATGGGAAGCAGTATAGGGGAGAGGTGAAGTTGAAGGTGGGTGGGGGCGGGGCAGGGAAGGGGACGGGTGGGAGTCCAGTCGCTGAAGCGATAGCTGAGAAGATGAAGGGGTGAGAGAGTGAAAGCTGATATTGAGGTGTGGCAGGACCTAATCTCGCAAGGTATTAGATATAAGGAAAACTTTGGAAATGCGAAGAGGTGGTCGACGTATAGAGAGTATGGGAGGGGTAAGTTTCCTGGTTACACCACCCCATCAGGGAAGGGGGGTGTGCTCCCTTACAATTTAGTGCACAGTATGATGAGAGGGATGGTGCCGAACATCTACTTCCGTAATCCCTACATCAATGTCACCCCCAGCAACAAGCCAGGGATAGACATTCAAGCGAGAGTCGTCGAAGCGGTCGACAACTATCTGTTGAAAGAGATGGGAGTGAAGGAGACGTTTAAGACGATGGTGCAGGACGCCTACTACACTGACAGGGGCATTTGTAAGATAGGGTATGATGGGTTGTGGAGTGAAAAGGTGACGAGAGAGGATGAGCAGTTGGCAGCCGATTTAGGGATACCGCTCTCACATATGAGCAGTGATAAGAAAGAGCGGGTTGAGTATAACGTAAACGTAAAGCCGGGAATGCCGTGGGCAGAACGTGTGATACCAGACGTTTTCATAGTGCCATTCGGGGTACGCACATTGGAAGACTGCCCTTGGGTTGACCATGTTGTGCTCCGTCCTCTAGCTGACGTGAAGGCGGACCGCAAATACAAGAATACGAAGGAGTTAGAGGGAACACATATGGAGATGATGTGTAAAGACCCGACTAAGTCCAACTTCTACAAAGAGATAACCAGTAATGCGGATATGGTGGAGATACATGAGATAAGGGATTTTAAGAGGAAGGAGATATGCGCGTTTGTGCCAGGTTATGATAAGTGGATACGCCCTCCCATGGAAGATGTACTGCAAATAGAAGGACTACCCTTCGTCGATTTCACCTTCAATGAGGATGGAGAGTATTATTGGGGACCAAGTGATGTGCAGATTATTGAACCACAACAGTTGGAGATTAACGAGGCACGGACTCAGGCGATGTTACACCGACGCATAGCACTAGTGAAGTTTATGGTGGAGTCGGGTGGGATGTCACCTGAGGAAGCAGACAAGATGATATCGGAAGAGGTGGGACCAGTGGTGTGGACGAAAGGAGACCCGAACAAAGTCGTCGCACTATTGCAACCTCACATCCCCGCCGACCTCACGCAGTGGACGGAGTTGATTCGGAGCGATGTCAGAGAACTACTTGGTCAGGGAAGACAACAGATGGGAGAATCACCTGCCGGGAGAAGGACGGCGGAGGAGATGAG